GCCGGACAGAGATACTTACGGCGAGTGGGCGTTGTTCGGTGACCCAAAGTGGCGCAAGGGTCCAGCTGCGGATAAGATAGGCTACGATGTAGAGAGGTACTGCGAACTCTTTCAGGACATAGAAGAGGAACTAGGTATTGAGGTCACAGAACGTATCGGTGACTCCAGGTTCTTTGCAAAGGAGAATGAGAACAATGTAGATCTGTTCACGGCCTTCTATGACTTCGGCATGAACTTTACACCATCAGATGGACAGCAAGAGGGCATAGGTAACACAAGCTTGGACGATTGGTTCTTCTACAATCCGAACTACGACCTTGATCCTGCCAACAGACCTAGATGCTACGTGCATGAGGACTGCGGGAATCTTATTGAGAGCATGATTAATTACAATGCAGCCGGTAAATCTGACGAAGCACTTAAAGACTTTTTTGACCTCATCCGTTATTTGCGAATGTCAAATGGCGGTATGGGTCCGGACTATTTTGCATCCTCCGATATGGGGATCACCAGAAAACAACAAGGAGGATACTAATGAAAGTAAAACTAACTGAGTTCGCCGAGTATCATGATACTGACTTCGACGAAGCTCTAAAAATAGCTAAAGAAAAACTACCGCAGGAATACATAAGCGGCAAAGGCAAGAACACCTGGATCAGCCCAGAGGGACAGGACATCTTATGCGATGGTCTGCTCATTAACGAAATAATACCTAAACACTTTAGGGGCAAGGTGTTATCAATTTGTCCGAATCCTAGATTCAACATGGTTCACTTTGTAGAGATAGGAAAAAAGGTTCCTGTTCTGATGCCTAACAGGTTGAAGGATAAATTCTTAGGCAAGATGATCTGTTTTGAGGTAATTGAATCCGAGACAGGGGTCAGCTATCGTTATGTCAAAGGTTGATAGAACAAAAATATTTTATGATAGGAATCCTTTTACCGGACAAGTAGAGGACGAGAACCTGACTCTGGATTACAAATGGAACCAGCAGAACAGGGATCGTCTCATAATGTGGGAGACATTCAAGCGATACGTGAAGCATGAATCCAAAGTCCCCATGACAAACATAGAGTTATGTGATAAGATAGGCAGTTCTAGGACTCATCTTGCTAGCATGATTCAACTAATAAAAGATAGACTAAATGCAGAACAGTAATATTTCAAAGGCCCTTACCTACGTAGGCACTGAGCCAGACATCACAACTCTTCGATACGCTTACGAGGAAACAATAACGGAGCTTGAATCCTATTTTGATTTATGTCGTACGAGCTACGACGACCGCCGTAACTGGTGGCCAGGCAAGAGCCGCGATCACCGCAAGCACGGCGCGGACGCATTTCCTTGGGAGGGTGCTAGCGATACTGAGTGCCATCTCATTGATGAACGAATAACTAAACTTGCATCCTTATTTATTTCTGCACTTAAGAGAGCAAATGTTAGAGCGTTCCCCGTAGAAAGTGGAGACATTGCTCGCAGTAAACTGGTGTCAGGTTTTCTTAAGTGGATGATACGATCCGGATACATCCCCCGCTTTTACAGGGAGATGGAACTCGGTGCTAATTACCTGCTAGAACGTGGACTCTTAGTCACCTACGTTGGATGGCACATGGAGGATCGATCTTTTGAGCAAGAGATTGATCTTCAACAGATTGCACAAATATCTCCAGAAATTTTTCAAGCTGTCGAGCAAGGTGAAAACGATGAAGAACTTATCCTGCTTATGCAGCAAGTTTTTGACGGCGTTACAGAAAAGCGAGCAAAGGATGCGCTCAAAAATCTACGTAAACAAGGAATCGCAAAACTGCCCGTAGTGCGTCGTCAAATTAATTGCCCCGAAGTCAAAACCCTAGCACCTGATGGTGACTTTGTCTTCCCTCCGTATGTTACAGACCCGCAACGCGCACCGTATTGCTTCTGGAAAACGTATTACACTCCACAAGAATTAGAACTCAAGGTAACTACAGATGGCTGGGACCAGAACTTCGTAGACGTCATGATCGAAAGATACCGAGGCGTAAACATTGACAGCCTTGAGCGATACGAGGAAGGCCGTCGAAGCATGAGCCTAACGGATACCGCATACGAAGCCGATGAACTTATTGAAATCATTTACGGATACCAGAGACTAATTAATGAAGAGGACGGTTCCGAAGGAATTTACTGCACAGTATTTCATAAGAACTTTGATGGAGATGATGGCACTGGGACTCCTGGATATGCAAAGTTCGAGCTACTCAACGGATACGAAGACTATCCAGTAGTAGTGACACGCTTGTCCGAGGATACTAAGCGTCTCTATGATGTATCCACCGTTCCCAGTATTCTTCGTGGTATTCAGAACCAAGTAAAGGTAGAACGTGATTCACGGATTGACCGCAATAGCCTAGCTACTTTGCCTCCCATCCTACACCCAGTAGGTCAAGCACCCAATGACTGGGGACCAGGTCGTATGATTCCATACCGCCGTAAAGGAGATTTAGATTTTGCTCCTACTCCTGCCTACAACCAAGGTTCGCTTGAGATGGAACAAACACTTATCAAGCAGGCTGATCGGATGATTGGACTTGATCCAAATGATCCAATGTCTCAATCCAGACAGCAGTTCATGGTTGATAAGTATCTTAGCCACGTATCCGAGGTGATTCGTATGGCTTATAAGTGCTTCCAGAGATTTGGACCCGATGAGGTCTTTTTCCAGGTGACTGGTATCCCTGATCCTCAAGTAATAAACAAAGGAGATCCGAATGAGAACTTTGACATCATGATTAACTTTGATGTGCTTGACACTGACCCAGATACAGTAGAAAAGAAACTACAAGGGTTCGTTGCATTGAATCAACTTAATGTAAATAACCGAATGAATGTTGATGGATTACTTGATATTGCAGCTGCTAGCATCGATCCAGTCATGGCTGATGCAGTTCTACAACCTGCACAAAATGCTCAACAAGAGATGGTTAAGAATGTCACAGACGATCTTACAAAGATTTTTGCAGGTATTGAAATGCCAGCCCGTCCTACAGGCGCACAGATTGCGATGCAAGTTATTCAGCAATACGCCCAGCAGCCTGACATCCAGCAACGTCTACAACAGGACGAAGCATTCCGAGGACGCATGGAAAAATACCAGGGTCAATACACCTTCCAGATGCAGCAAGCACAGAACGCACAGATTGGTCGAGTTGGCACAGCCCCTGCACAGATGGGTGAGATTAGTACTCAGACTATGTAGTATTGTTTTATTAACAAATACTTACACAATGGCTGACAACAAAACACCCTCACAACTTGCCCAACAGCGAGTTCGCGAACAGCGTTCACAGAATTACTTCAATATGCTCTCTCTCAATGAGGGTAACAAACCTAAGGTCTACAAGGACAGCAAGGGTAACCGCACCATAGGGATTGGATTCAATCTTGAAGACGCTGGGAACCGTAAGTTCCTTAAGCGGCAGGGTATTGACATCAATGAGTTATTTGCTGGTCGAGAGCTTACTGACAGGGAAACAAAAACTCTTTACAACTACAGCCTTACTCAGGCATTCAAGGATGCTCAGTCTTATGATCCTAATTTTGCAAAGAGGCCAGAAGCTGTTAAAATGACTTTAGTTGACATGGCCTTCAATCTTGGTTTAACAAAACTAAATAAATTTGTAGACATGAAGAAAGCTCTTATGAACAATGACTACAATATGGCGGCTGATGAAATGGTTGACAGTAACTGGTACGAGCAGGTAAAGTCCAGAGGTCCTCGCATGGTAAGCGTAATGCGTTCTGCTGCAAAATAATATGAATATCCAAGACGATATAAAGACACTTCATAACTACGAGGCTTTTGCTAGGTTCATGAAGATGGTGTATGACCTTAGAGAAGAAGCCATCGAGGAACTACACGAGGCTAGCATTGAAAATATTCAACAAATATCCGGACGAATTATTACCTACGATCAACTATTACAGCTATCAAGCTGGCAGGAACTAAGTGTCCGGCACCGTGAACATTTCTAGGTCGAGCAACAACTGTTCACCTATGTTATATTAACGTATCGCAATCTCTCGGCGTAAATGAGTGGAACTTATGACAGATGAAATCACGACTGCTGACTCTGGGGCAGATCAAATACCAGTGGACAATACTAATATATCCGTAACGGATTTTGCAAATCGCCGATTGGGGCAGATGAAGGCTCAACAAAATGTTGAGACAAAATCAGAACCAGTTGCCGAAGAGCCAACGGAAGAGACACCCGAAGAGGTCATTGAGGAAGTAGAGCAGACTGAGGAAACTCAAGAAGCTACAGAAACCCAAGAAGCCGAAGAAGGTGAACCAGAAGTTGAATCAACATCCGAGGATGTTCTTTCACAGATTGATTTGGATAACGCGTCCGAAGAAGAATTACGGGAACTAGCTGATAAGTTAGGCAGTAAAGCTGTAGCTCGTTTTGGGGAACTTACCGCAAG